GGTAGTCCAGTTGCGAGAACCTCCTACTTTTTAAGGGAATAACTATGGCAAGAGGTTTGTTAGACACAAAAACTACTATTGGCACAGCCAAAGAGATTGCTGACAACACCAAGAATGCCATTGATAACTATTCTCTAGGAGCAATGAACCCAAGTTTGCCTAATACCGAGTACTGGGCAAAGATGGCTAAGATGTTCCGAATCACACCAGCAGAAGCCAAACGTCAACGATGCGGTAACTGCAATTACTATAATAATACCCCCGAAATGTTTGAGGCTATGGAAGCCATCCCACTAAACAAGTACGATCTATACGATGGTCAAGTTCAGAGAGGTTGGTGTCATAAGCTAGATTTGATTTGCCATAACTCCCGTCTATGCTCTGTATGGGAACGTAAAGACTTTGAAACCGAGGATTAATTATGCGATTAGATAAAGCAGCCGAAAAGATTGGCAAGGTTATGGGTGAGTGGAAAGACAAAGAGCTTCACTCTGGCAAGGGTGGCAAGGTCGTGCGTAATCGTAAACAAGCAATCGCCATCGCACTCAGCGAAGCGAATAAAATGAAGGGTAAATAATTATGAGTAAAGTCGCACAAGATGATAATGGTAATTTAGTTGAGGCATATACACCTGCTGTATCACAAGTATTTGCTGCCGGCAACACTTCAGCACAATCAGCAGCATTTGCTACTGGCACTACTTTAGTTCGTGTATCAGCATCATTAGGTCATTGCCATGTGGCATTTGGCGCTAATCCAACGGCTTCTATTACTACAAGCGTAATGATTCCAAACAATAGCGTAGAGTTCTTTAAGGTTACTGCCGGCAATAAGATGGCTTACATAAAAGATGCAGCCACTACAGCATCAACAGTCTGCGTAACTGAATTGGCATAATGGCTAAAGACCCACGACTAGATAGGGCTGGTGTAACTGGCTTTAACAAACCAAAGGCAACTCCAAGCCATCCAACCAAGTCACACGTAGTAGTAGCAAAAGATGGTGACGAGATTAAAACTATTCGCTTTGGTCAACAAGGTGTAAAAGGTAGTCCAGATAACAGCAAGCGTAACGAAGCATTTAAGGCACGACACGCGGATAACATTGCCAAGGGTAAGATGTCTGCTGCATACTGGGCGAATAAGGTTAAGTGGTAGATGAACGACCATTGGTTTATTATCCTGTTGGCTGTAATAGCTAACATTACACTCGTTATAAACGCAATACATCATTGGTAAACTATGGCTGGTCTATTAGATAACAATATATTTAGCAATATGTCGGCATTGGAAAAGGCTAAGACATTGGCTACTGGTTACGGTGGCGCATTCTTAAATTCAGTTTTGCATCCTATTGAGGCTTGGAATCATAGTGGCTATCCAGATGAATTAAGTCAATCACTAGTAAGTAAAAATCCGGAAGTAGGATTTCAACGATATGATAGGACACCATTAGATGCGGCAATTAATTACGGTGGTGGCTATCAGTATGCAACTTCACCTAATGTATCTTATGATCAAGCTGAAAACAGAGCAAAGGCTTACCAGCTTAGTGGATATCTAGTAGATGGGATGCTAGGCAACAAAGATCGCCAAATAGATGCAGTAAAAGATTACGAAGAAAATATGGCTGGTGTAAGGCAGGCAATAGAAGACAAGCGTGTTAAGTCTATTATGAACGAAGACAAGATACGTCAGATGTCAGCTAAGTACGGTAAACAGAAAGCAACGGCAAGACCGCAATACTAATTTTAACAACAGGGTGACCAACCTATAAGGAGTCACAACATCATGGCAGAAATTACAGAAACAAACCCCAAAGGTGCAGGTGCGCCACTAGGTCATACGAACGCTAGTAAAAACAATAGGATATGGGGAGATTTAATTAGAAAACTCGCAGTCCAAGAAGATTACAGGCGATTACATACTATTGCTAATGCTTTGTACGAAAAAGCAGCCGATGGCGATATGAATGCTATCAAAGAGATAGGCGATAGATTAGATGGTAAGGCAATGCAAGAGAACAAAATAAGCGGTGATGCTGATGCACCATTGTTAATACAAGTGGTAACGGGTATAGATGACAACTACTAACCCGATTGACTTAGGCTACAAGCCTCGGTTACCACAGAAAGAGATACACAAGGCAGTAAGAGAGAATCGGTTTGTTGTAGCTGTAGCGCATCGTAGGATGGGTAAAACTGTTTCTGCGATTGTACAATTGATACATTCTGCATTACAGAACGCACAAAAGAATCCTAGGTACGCTTATATAGCGCCTACTTACTCACAGGCTAAAAGGGTCGCATGGGATTACCTAACAGAATATACTCGCTCACTTGGTGGTACTGCAAACATCGCAGAGCTAAGAGTGGACTTTCTGGGCAGAAGGATAAGCCTATACGGTAGTGAGAATGGTGACAGTTTACGTGGTCAATACTTTGATGGTGTTGTGCTAGACGAGATAGGTGACCAAGACCCAAAGATTTGGAATGAGATTATAAGACCGGCACTAGCAGACAGAAAAGGTTTCTGTTTGTTTATTGGCACTCCAAAGGGGAATAATCATTTCCGTGAGTTCAAAGAACGTGCAATGGTTACAGAAGGTTGGAAGTTCTTAGAGTTTAAGGCTAGTGATACTGGCATACTAGATCCACAAGAGTTGGCTAGTGCTAAGAACGAGATGGGCGAGGACAAGTACAAGCAAGAGTTTGAGTGTAGCTTTGATGCGCCAGTAGAAGGTGCTTATTATGGGTCACTATTACATGAAGCTGATAACGAGAAGCGTGTTACTAAAGTACCTAAAGACGGCTTGGCAAAGATTGTTTGTAGCTGGGATTTGGGTGTGTCTGATTCTACTTGTATATGGGTAGCGCAGATAGTAGGCAAAGAGATACAGCTAATAGATTGCACAGAGAACCACGGAGTAGGATTAGATTACTATGTTAGTTGGTTACGTGATAACGGTTATGATAAAGGTCAGCAAATACTTCCGCACGATGTAAGGGTCAGAGAGATGACCACAGGTCGCAGCAGACTTGAGGTGTTGATGGAAGCAGGACTAGACGTAACAGTAGCACCAAGCCTATCTATAGCAGATGGCATTCAAGCAGTTAGACGTATGCTGCCTAGATGCTGGTTTGATATGGAACACACAAAGAACGGTCTAGTAGCATTGCGTAACTACAGGCGAGAGTTTAACGAGAAACAAAACGTGTTTTATGATAAGCCAGTTCACGACTGGTCATCACACTTTGCAGATAGCTTTCGTTACATGGCAATAGGATTAGTAGAAGTAGATACAACATGGTCTAAACCATTACAACAAAATAAGGCATGGGTCGTATAATGATGAACCAAGAAGAATTAAAGGCACTTGTTGCTGATGAAATCAATAACGCTATTGGCTACTTAGAGTCTGATACGGTTCAAGCCCGTGCTGATGCAATGAGCTACTACTTCCGTGACAAGTACGGTACTGAGGTAGAAGGTCGCAGCCAAGTAGTTACTGGAGAGGTAGCTGAAGCCGTAGATGGTGCATTGCCACAATTAATCCGTGTATTCACGTCATGCGAGGATGCTGTACGCTTTGAGCCAACTAAAGATGGTGAAGAACCATTGGCTGACCAAGCTAGTGACATGGCTAACTGGGTATTCTATAAAGACAACGATGGCTTTCTAATCCTACACAACTGGTTCAAGGATGCATTGCTACAAAAGGTCGGTGTTGTTAAAGCCTACTGGGAAGAAAAGAAAGACACCATCAAAGAGAAGTATAAAGGCTTAACCGATGACGAGTTAGCCATGATTATGCAGACCGGTGAGTGGGAAATCACCAAGCAAGTGACCGATGTAGTCATTGGCATGGATGGTATGCCTTACAATACGCATAACATTACAATCCAAAAGATAAATGATGAAAGTCGTATTGCTATTGAGAATGTACCGCCAGAAGAGTTCCTAATCAGCAAACGTGCTAAGACCATTGAAGACTCACCATTCACAGCACACCGTAGAATGATTGCCCGTGGTGACTTGATTGCTATGGGTTACGAGAAGTCTATCGTAGACACAATCCCAGCTAACGACCGTTTAGAGTACGCACCAGAGCGTTTAGCTCGTTTTGGTCGTGATGAGTTGCCAGACTACACACAGTCCAGCGACCTATCAATGGAAGAAGTTGAGATATTTGAGTGCTACATCAAGGTAGATACTAACGACAACGGCTTGCTAGAGCTACGCAGGGTTATCCTAGGCGGTGAAACAATACTGTCTAACGAAGAATGTGACTACGTGCCATTTCACTCTGTATGCCCAATTCCTATTCCACATAAATTCTTTGGTCAGTCACTAGCCGACAGGACAATGGACTTGCAACTAACCAAGTCTACTATCTTGCGTCAGATGCTAGACAACTTGTACCTAACAAACAATGCCCGTGTTACAGCCGTAGAGGGTCAAGTAAACCTAGATGACTTACTAACGTCTACTGCCGGTGGTGTTATTCGTGTTAAGAATCCTCAAGCAGTAAACCAACTAACAGTAGCAAACACAGCCGGTCAGTCATTCCCAATGATGGAATACTTGGATGGTGTACAGGCTAAACGTACTGGTGTTAGTGACCTACAGCAAGGTCTTGATGCTAACGTGCTTCAGAACACTACAGCAACAGCCGTGGCAGCCATGATGCAACAGTCAGCAGGCAAGCTAGAGCTAATGGCTCGTATCTTTGCTGAAACAGGTGTTAAATCACTATTCCGTGGCATCTTGCACTTACTATGCAAATACCAAAACCAAGCCAAGACAATCCGTATGCGTGGCAAATGGGTATCTTATGACCCACGTGAATGGTCTGACCTATACGATGTATCAATCAACGTAGGCTTGGGTAACGGTAACCGCCAAGAGCAGATTGCTATGCTGCAAATGATTATGGCTAAACAGGAAGAGATCATCGGCAAGTACGGTGCTAATAACCCATTGGTGACTGTAACGCAATACCGCAGCACTCTTGGTCGCATGATTGAAATGGCTGGCTTTAAAGACACTACATCATTCATTAATGACATTACACCAGAGGTTGAACAACAAATCTTGCAACAAGCATCGCAGCCACCTGCTGACCCTACATCTGAGGCAGCGCAACTATATGCCAAGGTAGAAGAACAGAAGGCTCAACTATCTGCACAGACTAACCAAGCCAAGCTACAACTAGACCGTGAGCAAATGCAGGTAGACAATGCTCGGAAAGAACTAGAGATGCAACAAAAACAAATGCAAATGGAAGGTGACTACCGTATCAAGGAAGCCGAGCTTCAATTGAAACAGATGGAGCTTGAGCTAAAGACACAGGCAACAGACGGTAAACTACAGACTGAGCAACTTAATGCAATCATGTCAGCCATTACTAGCTTGAATAAAATGGTAAAAAGTGGTATAAAGGCTGAACCACAAGATATGGTAGACAATTTTAATTCAACTACTATATATGGTGTAGAGGACTAAATTATGGGAATGTCAGCACAAGGAAGTCAAGGTGGAGTACAAAATAATGAAGGCAATGTATTTTATGACTCTGAAACTGGACAATACTACATTAATCAACCAGCACCTGTAGAAGAAGTTAGACAAAATCCAATGGCTATGGGTATGGGTAATATGGGTGGCATGGGTATATTTGGTCAAGCACCTAGCAAAAAATCTAATAGTGATCGTACCTATTTACCTAATTATGTTAGCCCAGCAAGCAAGCCAACTATGAAACACAATTACATTGATATCGCTGCATTATTCCCAGAGTTATATCAAGCAGCAACAGGTATGCAAGGTGACTCACAAGCAAGTGCCGGTTTACTTGGACAAGGCGCAGCACAATCAGCATCTAGTGGTGCTGGAAGGTTCATGTGACCAAATCAGAGTGGGCAAACAATATGCTCCAAGATCAAAACTTCTTGGATGTATTTAAAGAGATGGAAGATTTACAAATGCTACGGTGGGCTAATTCACCACTTTACGATTACGATGAGCGACAAGATGCTTACACAAAGCTAACCGCTATCCGTGAAGTAATGGCACATATAGTTGGCATGGCAGATGACCGCAAGATTAATGCCAAACGCTGGAAGATTTTATAGTATCTATAAAACGTGGCTAGGCGCACTAGCATTTGGAGATTTAAATGACTACCGACACCAACCCTAACGGGAGTGACACACAAAGCAATGGAACTATCAATGAAGCACAAAACGCATTCTTAGGTTTAATGGATGCATCGGAAGCACCCGAAGAAGGGCAAGCTGAAGAGCGACAAGAGCAAGAGAATGAAGAAGGTGGTAACGAGCAGCAAGTAGAGCAAGAGGATGATGGCTCAGAGGAGTCTGTATCAGACCAAGACGAACAACGATTCAATGTTAAAGTCGGTGGCGAGGATAAAGAACTAACCTTAACTGAACTAAAATCACTAGCGCAACAAGGTGCAGATTATACCAAAAAGACGCAACAAGTAGCAGAGCAAAGAAAAGCAGTAGAGGCTGAACAACAAGCTATTGAAGAAGCCAAATATATGCGTGATGCTTATGCAGAACGGTTGCAAGCAATGGAGCAGTTACTTAGCTCACAACAACCACAGGAAGACTTGGACTACTTAAAAGAGTCCGACCCTATTGGTTACGCTGTACGAGTGGCAGAGATGTCGCAGAATAAAGAGAAGTTATACGCAATACAAGCTGAACGTCAACGCATTGCAGAGATGCAACAAGCAGAGCAACAGCAAGGAATGCAACAATACCTATCTCAACAGGCTGCTGTACTATCTGAAACGCTACCAGAATATAGCGATCCAGTTAAGGGAGAGGCACTAAGGTCAGACTTGCGCTCGTTCGCAAAGAACTTAGGATTCTCAGACCAAGAGTTATCAGCAGTACGTGATGCTCGGCACGTTATGGCATTGTATAAGGCAATGCAGTACGATAAATTACAACAATCTAAGCCTCAACTAAACAAGAGGGTTAGTGAACCGCCTAAGACTATTAAGTCTGGTAACAGTAACACAGCAACAAATACTGACCAGCATAAGAAGGCTATGGCTCAATTACAAAAAACAGGCAAAATCCGTGATGCGGTTTCTGCTTTTGAAAACTTTATTTAAGGAATTATCATGGCAACATATCAAACCTATACCGCCATTGGTCAACGTGAAGACTTGGCTAATGTAATCTATAACATCTCTCCTACAGATACTCCATTCATGACATCTGTTGGTAAGACTTCTGCTACTGCCGTATACCACGAGTGGCAAAAAGACAGCTTGGCTGCTGTTAACACTTCTAACGCTGTAGTTGAGGGCGCTGCTGCATCTGATGCAACATTGTCACCTACTACTCGTATTGGTAACCGTACTCAAATCTCTGCTAAAACTGTTAAAGTTTCTGGTACTTTGGAAACAGTTAACAAAGCTGGTCGTAAATCTGAGAAAGCATACCAATTGGCTAAGGCTTCTGCCGAAATCAAACGTGACATGGAAGCTATCTTGTTAAGCAATCAAGTTGCTTCTGCTGGTGATGCTACAACTGCTCGTACTTTGGGTGGTTTACAAGCATGGTTAAATACCAACTACTCTGGCGGTACTTCTGGTACTGCTGGTGCATCTGGTACTACTGCTCGTGTAACTGGTACAGACCGTGCTTTCACAGCAACTATCTTGAATACAGTTATCCAATCTGCTTATGTTGCAGGTGGTTCACCAACAATCTTGATGGTAACTCCAGCTCAAAAAGTAGTTGCATCTACATTTGCCGGTATCGCTACACGTTATAAAGACGTACCTAGCAATGTTCAAGCATCTATCATCGGTGCAGCAGACGTGTATGTTTCTGACTTTGGTACTATCTCTATCGTGCCTAACCGTTTCATTCCTAACTCAGACTCAGATGACGTAGCATTCTTACTAGACCCAGAAATGGCTTCAGTAGCTTACTTGCGCCCATTCCAAACTAATGAGCTTGCCAAAACTGGTGACGCTGATGTAACTCAACTATTAGTAGAGTACACATTAGAGGTTAAGAACGAAGCAGCACACGGTATTATCGCTGACTTAACTTAATAGTTAGTTAGATATGTGGGGAGGGGAAACTCTCCCCCATTATGAGGTCTTATGAGCAATATAATATCCAACGGCATTACAGATACATCATTCATAGATAACGGTGATGAGCTAATCATTGCTAAAAGCCAAGACATTACAAATATACTTGAGATGAACAAGCGTGAGTACGCTGCTCAAGACGAACGTAAGACATGGGGCAACGATGCCTTTAGTAACAAGGTAGCATCAATAC